GTATGGCCGCGCCAAGTAACGTTATCGGCAACACTGACACCACAACGGCAAAAGCCTTGACGATGGTCAATCGCTTGGGGCGTGACATTCAGCGGCAATACAAATGGCCTTCGTTAAAGTCCACATATACTTTTACCACCCAAGCGGGAATTGATCGCTATCCTTTGCCAAGTACTTGGCAGCGTATGAGTAATAACAGCACTTGGGACCGTACTACCCATTGGCCGCTAAATGGTCCTGCGACTGACGCTTTTTGGCAAGTGCTCAAGTCTGGACTTGTGGTCGCGGGCATGCGCTTTTGGTTTAGGCGCGAGGGCAACTATATGGTGATGGCTCCTGTTCCTACTGAGGTGCACACCATAGCCTACGACTATTACAGCAGTAGCTGGTGTATGGATATTGGCGGTTTTCCAAAGATTAAAATGACCTCCGATACTGATATGCCTATATTTCTCCCAGTAGACCGCGCTGAAAGCCTGCTAACTATGGGCCTTATCTACAGCCTAAAGGCAAGTGAAACCTTACCTTTTGCTGAGGATAAGGCCAACTATTTACAGGCATTGGACGCTGAGATATTCGATGCAAGTGGGCAAGCAATCATAGATACTACAGGCGCGCCGAGATACATCCTAGGCCGTGGTAATCTTCCAGAAGTGGGTTATGGATCGCCATAATGGGAAACAACGTAACTTGGCTTTGGCTTGCTGCACTATTGGTTGTTGTTCTTTTGCTTCTAGCAGGGGGATTTTGAATGGTCAGCATGTTCATTCCCCCTGAGGCTGCAACAGGCAAGGCGGTTGCCGTGCCAGTTCCCGCCCCCACGCTTGGCCTCAACACCCGTGAGCACTTCACAGACCTGCAGGCCAATGAAGCCCGTGAGCTGGTCAACTGGTTGCCGGGGGCAGGTTCATGCAAGCTCCGCGCCGGATATGAGCCATGGTGCAACATTGCGCCGGTTGACGGCCTGATGGTGGATGAGCGCGGTTATTATTGGGCTGATGAGTTGGGCGCGCTGATGGGCGTCACGGCAGGGGGAAGCGGAACCGGGCTTGGCGGCTCACCCATTCTCACGCTGGCGCGGTACCTGAGCGGCGCGACTCGCAAAATGATAGCGGCGTCGGGTGGTTCTCTTTACGAAGTCCTAGGGGGAACCGCCATCAGTCTGGCCACGGGATACAGCCGTAACTTGTGGAGCTGCCACTACTTCAACCAGTACCTTTTTGGCGTCAATGGGGTGGATACGCCTTGGCGCTATGACGGTTCTGTCATCAGCGCAACCGGCTGGACAGGCCCATCATCTTTGAGCCAGTTGCGTTCGGTGCGCGTTATCGGTGATCGCCTATGGCTCACCAAGCTAAACAGTGGTGATGTTTACTATGGCGGGAGCATGCTCATTACGGGCGCGCTCACCCTCTTTGCCGCCAGCCAGATAGCGGACGGCGGGCATTGCCTTGGCGTTTTCCCTTGGCGCGGTAATGTGGCCATGGCCTTCAGCACTGGTCAGGTTCTTCTTTACCAGGGGGATCCCGCCACCACATTCAGCCTGGTGGCCTCCTATTACGCGCCGCCCCTGGTGGACTACGATGCAGCCGTGGAAATGGGCGGTGAGTTGGTCCTTATGACCATCGGCGGCCCCATCAGCATGGACGTGGTTGCGGCCGGATTAGCCTTCAATCTGGAAGCCTTAGGCAATTGGGGAAAGATTGCGCCATCCTGGAAAGATGACGTTATCAACTATCATAGTAACGAGGGTTGGTTTGGTAAATTTATTAACGGCGTTGTTTACTTCAATATCCCCAATGGAACTAATCCCCCAAAACAATACGTGTTTAACACCCGGAACCAAGCTTGGTGCACCTATGAAGGTTTGCCAATCGCTTCCATGGAAAATATCGATGAGCTTATATACCTTGGCAGCAATAATAGTGCTGTGGTCTACCTTCATACAGGCGGCTTAGATAATGGCGCTGAGATAACCGCACGCGGTAGACCAGGATTTAGTTACTTTTCCAATCCCGGCAACAATAAGATGATTTCGCGTGTGAAGCCGTCTATTGTCGCTAACGGATCAGTGCTTGGTCAGTTTGCGATAGATGCTGACTTTGAAACACAGCAATTCTCAGGGCCTATTTACGATATCGGGGCGCGCACGACTGGCACCAATTGGGGCGCGCCATGGGGGTCGCCTTGGGCGACAAAAAGCACCAATGATATCAAATGGATTGGCGTTGCGGCGAAGGGTAGGGCGTTGTCGCCCATCTGTCAGATTTTTAGTCGGGCGCAATCCGTGGAATGGTTTGCGACTGACGTGCTTGGCCGCATGATGGGCCCAACATGATTTTGGATGGCGAACGCGAACGTGTGTGCGCCTGGGTTAACGAACACATTCGCGATGGGCGCGATATCACTGAGCGATATGAGGCCCTTGGAGCTCTCTCGCCAGTGGGCGAGCTGATTGGCGGCTTTGTGTTTTACGACTGGATTAAAATGGATGGCGGCGGCAATGTGTATTTAGCCGCTGCAGGCTCAGGACCCTGGTTGACGCGGGGCAACCTGAATATTTGGTTCTCATATGCGTTTCGTCAACTCGACTGCCACCGCATAACCGCGATTGTCGCCAAATCCAACCGTAAATCGCGCGCCATTATTGAGAGAGTAGGGTTTATTCGTGAAGGCTGCATACGCGCCTCAAGAGGACCTGGCAAAGACTCAATATTGTACGGTATGCTTAAAGATGAATGCAAATGGATAGGGTGAAATATGGGCAAAGGAAGCGCGCCGGACGCGCCTGATCCTTATGCGACCTCAGCGGCGCAAACACAGAGCAACATCCTGACTGCTCAAAATCAGGCTAAACTTAACGCGGTAGACCAGAGCAACCCTTACGGCTCGACAACCTTTCAGCGTGACGCCAACGGCGATCCTATCAGCCAGACAAGCGCCCTAACGCCTGAAATGCAGGCGTTGCTTGGCGGCAAAGTCGGGCAAGCCAACACTATGACCGGCATCGGCAATCAGTTGATGGGCAACCTCAACACGGGCGCTATCAACGCGCCCACGGTCAATGATACGGGCAATCAGGCTTATCAAAGCATGGCTGGCTGGCTGCGTCCGGAGTTCGAGCAACAGAACAAAGAGCAGGGAATCCAGTTGGATCAGCGCGGCTTGCCCATTGGCAGTGAGGCGCGAACCGCTGCGACCGACGCCACCCAGCGCAACCAAAACCAAGCGCTTACTCAGGCGGCGGCGCAAGCTCAGGTGCAGGGGGCCACCGAGCAAAATACGCTCTTTGGTCAGGCCGTGCAGCAGAACCAAATACCGTATCAAAACTTAACCGCCCTCATGTCCGCCAATCCGAGTAACTCCCTATTGGCAAGCGCGCCCGGAGCTATCAGCACCAGTCCGACAACTATTCAGCCAACAAACGTTAGCGGTAATGTCTATCAGACCTATAACGATCAGTTGGCCAAATACAATCAGCAATCGCAGAACTCCATGGGAACGGCTCAAGGTATTGGTTCCATGGCGTTGCTCGCTATGATGATGATGAGTGATGAGAACTCTAAGGAAAACCGCAAACCTGCCGATGGCGAGAGCATTTTGCTTAAGTTTCGTGATCTCCCCGTCGATCATTACGACTACAAGGAAGAAACAAAAGCCAAGTATAACGTGCCCGAAAGCCGTACAGGACCGATGGCTCAGGATTATGCGAGGGCCTTCGCTCCCAACAGTGAGGGCAAAACTATTGATTTGGGCGATATGATGGGCAACATGCTTGCGGCCATCAAGGCTTTGGAGGAACGCACCCATGGCTCAAATTGATGACGCCACCGCCAATTGGATCAAGAAGTTTGAGGGTTACAGCCCTAAAGCTTATGGCGACTATAAACAGACCTCCATTGGTTATGGGACGCGCGCTCAGCCTGGTGAGAAAAGTATCAGCCGGGAAGAAGCGCATAATCGTCTTGTCGCTGAGGCCGGTAAAGTTGCCGATTACGTTGATAGTCACGCCCCCGGACTTGATGCCGCCAGACGCGCCAGCCTGATATCTTTCGGATACAACCTTGGCACCGGATACAAGGGCCTTGGCGGCATCATGCCTGATGTGCAGCGGGGCGATTGGAACACCGTGGCCACGCGCATGCAGCGCTACAACCACGCGGGCGGTCAGGTGCTTGACGCCCTCACCCAGCGGCGGGCGCAAGAGGCTGAGGCCATGCGCACCGGCCAAATCCCCGAGGGCGCTGTAAGCCCCCGTCCTGCAGGGGCAGGCGGGGCGGCGCAAGTCGCGGGCATGGCGCAAACCGGTCCGGGGCAGGCCGGTCAGGTAAGCCCCCAAGCGGCTGCGGCTGGCATACCGCAAGGGCCATATATCGCGCCTCCTCAGGACTATAGCGCAGTCAGTAACGCCATGATGCAAAACGCCATGAGCGGCACGAACGCGCCAGGGACTGGCACAACCATAGGCAAAATGTTGCAGATGGTTGCGGCGGCGGGGATGCAGCATGTCCAGCATCAACAACAGGTGGACTACAACAAGAAGATCACCGAGGCGCTAAGCGGCGCGGCCAATGATCCGAACCGACTTATCGGCGCCATGCTGTCGAGTGGCGATCCCGGCATGAGGGAAGCGGCGGTAAAAACCCTGCTCACGCCCAAGCAACCCAAAGCGCCTGGTCAGATTGTAACGATCAAAAACCCCAAGACGGGCGAGGACGTGAGCGCGGTGCAACACCCTGATGGATCAATCCAGATCATAGACCCTAGCCAACTGGGTGTGTCAGGCGGCGGCGCAACGCGCAATGTTCCCGGTTCCGCTGGCGTAGGCGGCGGGAGTGTGGCGGGTGGCGGCGGTGGAGCTGCAACGCCCGCCACGCCTCAGGCCGCCCCGAGCAGCATGTTTGCGCCTCAGGGAAACCCAGCGCCCGGACGCAACCGCGCTATCCCCGAAGCGCCTGAGGGCGCTAATGTCGCTGAGTGGCGTAAAGCTATGACGGAGAAGCAGGCCAAAGAGAACGCTGAGATTGCCGATAAAGCTCAAGGCTCTATCGAGTATCTGCGCAATGCTGGCGATATTCGTAAGCAAGTGGCTGGCTTTGATCCTGGTGTATTCACCCCTGGTTATGCCAGCGACACTATGCGCAACGTAGGGGCTTGGGTGCCAAATCTTGGCTTGACTGACGTTGATAAGAAGATACAGCAACGCGACCAGCTTGAGGCCAATATCAATACCCTTGCTGCAGGTTTTGCTAAGTCCACCTTTGGCTCACGGGTTACGAATACGGACCTTGAGACAGCTAAAAAAGCCTTTGGCATGAGTCCCACGGCTGATCAGCAAACTGCTCTAAGATTGCTGGCGCAACGTGAGCGCGAAGCTCACGGACGTATTGCAGAAGGCATTGAAAACGGCAGCATTCTACCTAATCAGCTTGATCCTCAAATGGCCAAGGAAGGCTTGGCGATGGGCGTCTACAAGCCCGAATGGTTTGGCCTCACGGCTGAGCAGGCCAAGCAATTCCAAGCGCCCGCTCAACCGGCCGCGCCAAGCGCACACCCTGAGACTGGCCAGACCTCTGGACCATGGAACAAGCCTGCGCCCACAACAAGCGGGCAAGCCGTCCAGCCCCCGCCGCCCGACGGCTTGCCCACTGCGCCAGCGCCTCAGGTTTCACGTGAAACACCGCTGCCTCAGCAGGCAGCTCCGTGGACAAAGCAAACTCCCGATCCCGGAGCCGCGACGCGCCCGTATGAGACGGCCGCGCCCAAGGCGGCGGACGTTAAGCCTGACGCTCTCTTGAGCGTATGGGACAAACTCTCAGGGGCGCCCGGTTCCAATCTTCGCGGATATCTTGACATGCTCCCGTGGCATGAGGACGTGAAGCGTGAGGAGTTAGCGCCAACCAAGGCTGAGCCGCTCAAACCGTCGTTGCAAGTTGGCGACGCCCGCGCATACGATTTGCCGCAAGGCGCACAAACGCCGTTCGATCCCAATGATCCGAACTGGTGGGCGCAGCATTGGAAGCAAAACCCCTTGCCAGAAGGTTACTAATATGGCGGACGATCAAGCGCCAGTAGCGCCAAAACCGGGCGACACCCAAGACGGTTATGTCTACAACGGTGGCGACCCTAGCCGCCCCGAGAGCTGGACGGCCATTCCCGAGAGCTGGGGAGACTACGCCAAGGGCATAGGTCGCAGTGCGGCTCAAGGCGCGGCCTTAGGTTGGGGCGACGAGGCCATAGCCAAGGCGCGTGAGCTGGGTGGACAGGGTGATTACGCTTCCAACTTGGATGAGGAGCGCCAGGCCCTTGCTGACTTTCACGCCAAACATCCTTACGCGTCCACGGGGGCGGAACTTGCGGGCGGCCTGGTTGTGCCGTTGCCGGGCGCCGCAGCCGCTACAGGACTTCGCGAAGGCATAACCGCAGGTAAGATTGCCAAAGGGGCGTTAACGGTGGGCGCGCCGGTGGGGGCGACATACGCCCTCGGTTCTGCGGAAAACCTGTCGCCCGAGCAACCGGACTTTGCCGAACGGACCGCTAAAACAGCGGGTGAGGGGGCGTTAAGGGGCGCAGCCGGGTATGCCGTGGCTGCGCCAGTTGGGGAGATGGCCTCGCGTATGGTCGCGCCCCAAAGCGCTCTCGAACGTGGAGCCATCAGGACTCTTGAGAATGAAAATGTTCGCCTGACGCCCGGAATGAAGGCGGGCGGCGCGGTGCGATGGGCGGAAGATAACGCGTCATCCATCCCCTTCGTTGGTCAGATTATCAGGAGGGCGCAACGCGATGCTGTCGAGGACGTCAACACCGCCCAACTTAACCGGGGGCTGCGCGGCGCGATAACCGAGGATATGCCGCACGGGGAGGTTCTTCCAGCGTCGATGGCAGGCGGCGGCAATGAGGCCGTGGCTCACGTGAGTGACAAACTCTCAGGCGCGTATCAGGAAATTCTGCCTAAGCTCAAGGGCGAGCTTGATATTCCCACGCTCGACGCCATCGATCGCGTTAAGGCTGCGGTGGCGGACATGCCCGGAAACGTGGACGGGGCGCTCTCTAAGCGCCTTGATAAAATCATCGAAGTGAATTTTATGCGCCGCGCCAGTCGCGACCCTGCGACTCTCGGACGCATGGACGGTGAAGGCTTGAAAGCCTCTGAGCGCGAACTCAACCGCATAACCACCAGTTACCTTAAAGACAGCAATGGTGATTTACGCGATCTTGGCATGCAGGTCGGAGTGCTGCACGACACCCTTCGCGAAATGATTATGCGGCATAATCCCGCAGAAGCTCCCTTGTTGCGCCGCATCAATGAGGGCTATGCGCACTATGTGATCAGCCGCAAGGCGGCTGGAAGCACCGCAGCTGAGGGCGGACAATTCAACGCCACCCAGCTCCACCATGCGGTAAAGAGCGCTGATCGCTCTCTTGACCATGGCGACTTCGCTCGTGGGCGCGCGCTGGATCAGGACCTGTCCAGCGCGGCCAAACAAGTGCTCCCGCAACGCACGCCCAATTCTGGCACCGCTGAGCGATCCATGCTTGGCAATCTGCTGACAGGGGCTTTGGTGCTCAACCCGGTAGGGTTGGCGGGCGCTGGCGCTTTGGCGGCGGCATACAGTCGGCCTGGTCAGGCGGTTATCCGAGCGGGCATGAATATGGTTCCCAACCTAGGATCTCAGACGGTCGCAGACGCTCTCAATCGCGGGGCGGCGCGAGCTGCAGGCGGTTACGCTGCAGGCCACGCAACTCGCTCAATAATCGATGCGCTTACGCAGGGAAGGCAGCAAAACCAATGAAGGACCAAGGGAGTAGCACTCCGTCGAGCTACGACGCTCAGCAACCGCTCACTGTGTCAGATGGCCAGTGGCAGCAAGGCGGCGCGCCCGTGTACGGCAATAGCGCACAGACCATGGATAGCGCCCCGCCAGCGCCAGCCATGCAACCCACTGACCAGCCGCAGCAAAATCAATCTATGATGCAAACTGGCGCGGGAGGCCTTGGGATAAATCCCCAGACGCTCAAAATCGTGCAGCAACTCATGCAACGCGCGCCAGTTCAACAGAGCGCTAATCCGCAACCGGTAGGCTCAGGCGGCTATCAGAATGGGCCCCCGCCCCAAGCTCCGGCTGCGCCGCAGAAAGCGCAAAATCCAATCAGCCCCGCCTTACTTCAAGGCATGATGGGAGCAATGGGGTAATATGAGCAAAGATCAGATGACGGGCGGCTTGCCCACGCCTTTCGCACCCAACAACCCGAGCAACCCCTTTAATCCGTTTGGCGGAAGTAGCAGTGGCGGCAACCAGTTCGATCCCCTCAATGTCTTTGGAGGGAACGACAACCAAGGGACTATGAGCCTTGGAGGGTCCTTACAAGGCGGCGGTTCATTTCAACCCGGTCAGGCGGTCAGACCCGCCGCAGAAGCGGCGCCAGTGGCTCAACCCGCTGCCCCCGTGGCTCAACCCGCTGCCCCCGTGGCTCAACCTACGCCAGTCGCTCAACCCTACTCCCCTGCCTTCCAACAGTCGGGTGGCGGGGTGGTGAATGGCGAGTTGCACGGTGGGCAAGCCGCCCCTGCCGATTATGGAACGATGGGGGCCGATCCGACGCACGGCTTTGTGCAGCCGCATCCCGCTATCGTCAGCAACATGATGCGGCGTCCCGCCATCGCTGGACAGGTTTGGAGGTAAGAATGCCTTGGCTTTCAGGAACATACTCGCGCACCGATGGCGTTCGAACCGGCTCAACAGTGTGGCAGCAGGCTCAGGCGGCGGGCATTGGTATCGAGAGCACGGCTCAAGACGTCCACGATCAAGATATCGCCACCGCGCTCAACCTGTGTTTATGTAAGGATGGCTCGAACGCCGCGACCTCCGATTTAAGTATGGGCGGCAATCACCTGCGTCATCTTGCCCCTGCCACTGCGCCAGATGACGCCATGCGGCTTGATCAGTTTTTCCCAAGCGGGACAAGTCTGCTCTTTCCGGGCGCAATCCCGGTTGGTTGGACGATAAGCACCGCCCACAACGATATGACCTTAAGACTAAGCAACGCCGTGGGTGGAACAACGGGCGGAACTGTGGCCTTTAGCACAGTATTCGGATCTCATACCGTTTCCGGAACCGTAGGCGACCATACGCTTACTGTTGGGGAAATGCCTATCCATAATCATAGTGTAACTGATCCTGGCCACGCGCATCCCATGGCCCATCAAAACATGAATTTTGTGGGTGGCTCTAATGCTGAACATCCTAAGAGTGATGGCGAATTGCTGACTGGCGGCGCGTATACCGGAATCAGCATTGGCAATGCTGGCGGCGGGGCGGCTCACGGTCATAGCTGGACGGCGTCAGCTATAGACTTCAGTATTCAATACCTCAATGTGGTTGTAGCAACGAAGGATTAATATGAAGAAACAAATACCGCGTGGTGATGAGGGTATGATTTGCCCTTTTCACCATCAGTCCATGGCGAGTGTTTGTCACCTATGCCCCCTATGGCAGTTAATCAGGGGGAAACACCCGCAGACGGGTGAGGATATAGACGCCTGGAATTGCGCGCTCGCCCATTTGCCAATGCTGCTCATTAATAGCGCAAATGAAACGCGCATGGGGGTTGCAGCAACGCAGCAAGTAGCTAACGTAATGCTTCGCGCCAGTGAGGCTGTAAGGCTGGAAAGACTAGCCTCTAAGACAGGATATAAAGAAATTGGCTGAGCCTGTTATAATAGTCCCGGTTAACCGGCAACTTGTCGATCCCAATACTGGCATTATCCGCCCGGACTGGGAACAGTTTTTTAAGCAACTTGCCAAGGCAATCAACAAACTTAACGGTTACTGATGACAGCGCACACCCCAGGCCCTTGGAAGGCAGCATTGGCCGATGAAAAAGCCATCAAATGGTACATCACAGCAAATATTCCGGGGATGCAGAACTCGGAGACGGAAATTGCTGTCGTATATGGCGGTAAAGCAGGCGAAAAGTCCGAGAAAAACTCCATGCTGATTGCGTCCGCGCCGGATTTACTCGCTGCCTGCAAGGCGTATTTGGCCGCGATCAACGGCCGCGGGATAGACGAAGCCGCGCGCGCCTCAGAACAGATTGCGGCGGCAGTGGCAAAGGCTGAGGGGCAAGGCGTCCGAGAAACCCCCTAAGACCAAGGTATACAAGCGAATTTCGATTTGACCGTAAGGCCGTGAAGGGTTATGGTCATTATTCCAAAAAAGAGTTACGAAGGCGACCAAAGTTGTAAAAAGCGTTGGTCGCCTTAACTGTGTGAGGGGGCGTACATGCCGATATGGCTTGATCTGGCTCGCAAAGAGCTGGGAGTCCGTGAGGGACGCGACGAAGGCGAAATCCTGCAGTTCTTCAGGGATGCAGGCCATCAGGAAATCGAGAGTTCGGAAACGTCCTGGTGCGCGGCCTTTGTGGGGGCGATGCTGCATCGGGCGGGGATAGCCCCAAGCGGCTCGCTGATGGCGCGTTCCTATCTGAAGTGGGGAAACCTCAGCATGGGTAAGCTGGGAGCTATCACCGTGCTATGGCGCGGCTCACGCGCAGCCTCAACCGGTCATATCGGCTTTCTGTTGTCGTCCACGCCTGATAGCGTCACTTTGTTGGGCGGAAACCAGGGGGCGGCTGGCGTTGTTTCATGTGAAACATTCTCGAAAAGCCGCATCCTCGGATATCGTTGGCCTAAATCGGGAGTATCCTAATGTTGCAGCTTATCACCGCCCTCGTGGGCGGGATTGTCCCTGGTCTTATCGGCAAAATCGTCGCTGAGACAACCTCTACCGCTGGCGTGAATGTTGCGCCCGGAGCCGCCGCATCAAGCATGATCAATGTCGCCATCGGCGCAATTCTGGCGGGCCTTGGGGCGTCAGGGTTTGGAGCCGATAGCATTCACACCATCACAACGTTGGCGGGCGTTGCGGTGACAGTGCTCAGCGCGGTGAGCCACCTAGGTTTGCTTGGCTCAGCCAACGCCAACACAGAGGCGCTGATTGAGCAGTTGCTCACCCAGATAGCCAACTATCAGCCGCCAGTGGCTGCAGAAGGGGCGCCCGTTGCGCCGACTGTGTAAATGCACTACGAAACTGCCATCATAAACTTGCTCAACCTACTTCACAGAAAGATGGATAAAATGGCTTTGGACTTTACCGCGCTTATCAACGAAGTCGCCTCAGAAAAGACTGTTATCGACTCCGCCATCACCCTAATCAACGGCTTTGCCGATCAGCTTGCGGCTGTCAATCAGAAGCTTGCTGACGCCATTGCGGCGGCTGATCCTGCCCTTATTGCTCAGGCTCAGGCGTCGCTAGACGAAGTCACCACCAGCATTCACGCTGAGAAGGAAGCCCTTGCCGCCGCAATCCCCATGGGAACGAAAGCTGTCTGAGCGTTTCACGTGAAACATGAGGCGCGTGGCCAGCCGCGCGCCTTCCTTCCCAATGTACGGGGGCGAGTATGAGTGTGGACTTTTCATCCATCAGCGGTTTTGTGAAAGAACAACCTTGGTTGTCGGGAGTGTTCGCGGTGGGCGCGCTGGTTGTGAGCGCGTTCTCAGCGGGCGGATACATTGATCCGGCAATGCACAAGAGCGACATGAACACTGTAAGTGACCATGTCGCTCAGATTGAAAGCAGTCTTAAGGATAATAGGGTTGAGCACGGCTCTATGCAAACAGATATTCGCAATATCCTGATGGCCTTAGGACGCATAGAGGGCCAACTTGGAAGACATCAGCCTTGAAGTCTGGCCAAAAAGGCAATGCCTATTATTAAACCTACGAGAATAAGTAACGATATTGGATCGATATTCACGGTTTATGCTTTCTCATATGATCCACAAAAGCCGCCAAGCTTGCACAGACTAAGACCAAACTGATCAAACTTGCCCAACTGATCATTCTACATCCTCCCCATTGAAGTAATCCCCGTACCGTCCGTAGTAGCGTTCATCATATGAACGCCTGTCGCGGTAGAATTTCCACCATGCGTAGAGATGATCTATTACCATCCAACCTATAATCATCCCCGAAATAAACCATAGAAACGACACTTTAACCCCCTGGTTTAGGTTTTGGCGTACCGGGAACTCCGCCGCCTTTGCCGCCACTAGTTCTTACAGGTTTCTTAGGCATTGTCTTTTCTCCATTTTGGTTGATGAACGTCCGAAATTATGAGCTTGCGCGCCTCGGACGCATAGAACCGCAAATCGTAATCAATGGGCGAGCCGTCATGCACCTGAGCAATCACCAGCCGGGAAGAATGTTCAACGTCCGCATGGTCCTCCCAGAGCTTCACTGTCTTGAAAGCTTGCCCACAGATTGAGCACTCCCATTTTCCTCGCGATCCTGTACGCTCAGCATAGCCCTTTCCGTGGATGCGCGTCTTTGTCGCCTTCATGTGCTTTACGCCCGTGTTTCCCGTGGGAGACACGTAGTAGCGGGTGACGCCTTTGAATTCGCGCTTGTCGTCAAGCACTAGCCGGGCCTCTTTTCCCAAATCCAAGCGCAGCATGAAACCCCAAGAGTCGCTATCGTTGGCGCTGATAAAATCCGCGACGTCCGCGCCGTCGAGCATGGCGGCAAGGGCGGCGCGGCGCACGATAGGCATGCTGTGATTTTGGTGCCACTGACGCTCGGGCTCATACGCCCCTTTGAGCTTGCGCTTGCCATCTGGGAGCACAGCCACGTAGTTGTTGACATCGCGAATGAACAGCTCTTTGTATGTCACCCCCTCCAAATCCAGCTTAGTCGCCTTGCTCCACGCTGCAGCCAAGGCTTCCACGCGCGCCCCCTCCCCCGGAGGAATGATTACGGTCAAGCCGTCGGTGTTTACCTGGATCAGCTCCAAGTCGGGAATGGTGAGCAGCAACTCCGCCAGCGTGAGCAACAGGAATTGACCATTGAGGGTGGTCGCCAGCATGTAGGCCGGATCATAGAAGGGAAGAAAGGAACAACCGGAAGAACCAAACACCGAGTTTGATCCGTCCTTTATCGCCTTGCTGCGCGGTTCTTTCTTGCTGATTTTGGCGCGTTCGGCCTTGAGCTTGGCGAACACCTCACAAAAGGCGGGCCCTAGATGGGCAGGATGCAGCCGGTTCACAATGCTGAGTGATGGATAATAGCCTGTAACGTCAAAATCCTTAATGTCACAATCTTTAACATGTTTGCGTTCCATAGAACCATGGATGCCGCCAAGGCCCATATGAATAGTGATGCCGCCCAACTCAAACGAGTAATCCTCAGGCGCGCCCACGCGCTTGATTTTGGCTGAATCTTCTTTGACAACCTCGGTGATGGTGCAAGCCTTGAAGTCATCAAGCGCCTTCTGCAGAATTGGGGTGCGAAAGCGGATGTAAGAGAAGATGACATCCGCAAGCTTCACGCCATCGGGGCGTGGCGTTCCGCGTGGAACACGTTTCCCGCTGGCGTCCTTCTCATAAAGGGCCACCCCTGCAGCTTCTAATTCACGCTCAAAGAATTTACGCCCGAGTCCTGTATCGGAGCTATTCATCCACTTTGGGTTGATGCTCTCACGAAAAGCTATCTTATCCCTGCTCAGAAAATAAAATTTTTTAGTGTTATAAACATCGTTGCAGTTGTAATCCCGCAACACATCAATTTCATTAAAGTCAAGAAATGAGCCGGTTCTGAAAGGCATGTCTTGAACTCGCGAAGCCTTCATATTGAATTCTAGTTTCTTCAGGCTGGTAGACTTAGCTGGATTATCAAAATGGTGGATGCGGAACAAGTCAATCTGAGGAATGACAGGATTCCATATCGTGTGAGTACCATCATTACTCCCAATAATCATCTCGCAAAGCGCATAGAGATGGCACGCGTCGCAATCCGGATTGATGAGAAAGTCATACAGAATTGGCCAGTCAAAGTTGAGATTATTGAAGCCAACCATGAGGGTGCACTGCTGCACGTAGTTGAACAGGGGCTGATTGTCGCGCCGCCTGTCGCTAATCTCAAAGACAGTCATCCGGTTGTCTTCAGGATCAGTAGGGCAAAACGTCGCAGTAAAAGCATTAGGGTAGGTTTCTAAATCGTATACAACTTCCATCGCCAAGACCTTTATTGTTGGGCATTTTAGAGAATAGCGCGCTCACAAAGAGCGCGCTATCGATTTATCAGTCCGTAGGCGACTTAATTTCCATGTACCAAATCGCTCGTAAGTCTTTATAAACAAGGTCCACCCTAGCGTCAAAGTTAGACATTACCTTAGGTTGATATGCCATCCTATCGCTTTTGGCATAGTAACCTTTGTATAGAATCAGCGACCACTCGGGAATAATCGTATCAGGTGTTACCTCCCTATAGCCTGGTGGACTTTCCATAGCTACGCTGGACAATCCCAGAAACTCTTTAACAATGACATAACCTCTATCATGCAAAGCGGCTATGATCTCGCGACCGGCTGAGCAATCCTCAGTGTAACCCAACTCGCTCAGTATTTCGCACATTACTCTTTTAAGGTCTACTTTATCAGTCATCGTTTGTCCAATCCGAGGAGCGCGCTTTCAGGAATACGTCAGGCATGAATTTGCATTCAGCCCATTCATAACTACGGTTAATCATATCCATAGTTATCCTTTCATTCAAGTTGGCAAGGGGGTGTTTAACCCTATTCAACCTAAGGAACGCCAAACCTTTTTCAGGATGATGTATCCACCACATATCTTTCCAGTGGTAAATCAGTCCGGGCGGCGCATCCACCACCTCAGCCATCGGGATAAAGACCAAACGCAGGTCATTCTCAAGCATGCCGTCACTCCCGTCTAAAGGACCCTGTTGCTTCGGAGCAACAGGGTTAAGCTCTTGTTACTGCAGCGATCCGTCTGCAAATCCCGGCAAACTCGGGACGTCATCAGAAGGGGATACAATCCCCAATGGACTGAGCGATTGAGCCACCTGCGTTTGGGCAGGGGCTAAGGCCGCGATAGCCGCCGCAGCCGGGTCGCTGGCAGGGGCTAAAGGGGTGTTGGGCGTCCACGCCTGAGGCTGCGGCGCGTCAGAAGGGAATGCAGGCGTCGCAGACATAGACGGATTTACCATCCCTTCTGATCCGGTAGCGGGTGGCGTTTGAGACATCGGCGCCACATTCGCAGCAGTAAAGCCTTGGTGTTGATGTTGAGCAAAAGGGGATGTGGACGCGCCGCCCCCTTGGCCTATGCCCGGAAAAACCTGCGGAGCCTGACCAGTGGGCGCGCCGCCAAAGCCTTGCGCTCCTCCGGCGCTAAACGGCTCGCCCACTTGTCTCGGCGCGGCGGAAGCAAAGAGCTTATTGGCGTCCACCCCTACAATCTCATCGCCCTTGCCCGTGCAACGCAAGGCTTTGATGTTGAGGAATACACCCGCATTCTGATCGACACGGCCATTAGGCTTGTAAGAAAACACCACATCAGCGTAGTAACCCGTCTTAATCAGAGTAGGATCTACAGTAGCTCCGGTTATGTCTATGCAGGGATATCGGAAGATGGTGCTGAATTTAAAGACGTAGTGGCCATGATAAAGTCGCTTATCGGCAAATTTAGGGTGATCCCCGTCGCTAATCTTCCAAGCGAATCGACTATAAGGATCAAGCCCTTTCTGAAGTCTTGACATTACATCAGCACTTCGAGCATAGAACTGCACAGCGTCCTGATATATCATTTGCAGGACAGTTTGCACCCCTGGATCATTCTTAGGGATAGCAAGTCCTATGTAATATTGAGGATTATTACGAAGATTTCCGTCATAGTCTTTTGTCGAAGGCTGCGAAACGGAGCCTTCTATTATGCGTCCAACTGGGGTTACCAGTTCAGCGTCATCAGCCATGGCTGTCCTCTTGACATTTAGTTAGTTACAGGTTAATTCAGGCTATCGATGGGAGATAGATACATGCTTAGAGATTATCAGTCAAGCCTAATAACCAAAATATCTAATTCGAATGTTTCACGGACACTTGCAGTGATGCCTTGTGGCGCTGGCAAGACGGTTTGCATGAGCCACATAGCCAACGATTTTGATGGGCCTGACGTGGCGATTGCCCATAGGCAGGAACTGGTTATGCAAATCAGCCTCGCCTTTGGTCTGCAGGGGATCCACCACCGCATCATAGCCCCCGATCGTACGATTGAAGCCGTGAAACAAGCCCATATGCGCGTGCTCAAAAAATGTTGGGTGCGTCCTGACGCACACACGGGCGTCGCGGGTGTGGATACCCTTATTCGACGCCCAGATGACGCCTTTTTGCAGAGTTGCGAGCTGTGGCAGATAGACGAGGCGCATCACATCCAGCCTGACAACAAGTGGGGCAAGGCCATCGCCCTTCTTAAGAAGGCGCGTCGCGGCGTAGGCTGGACTGCGACGCCAAGCCGCATGGATCGCAAGGGGCTGGATGAAAGCTTTGATGAGCTGATCGAAGGTCCCGGCATGCGCGAACTTATCGAGCGCGGCTACCTGGCGGACTATGAGATTTATGGACTGCCTCAGGCCATCAACACCAGGGGCGTAAAGGTGGACGCCTCGGGCGAGTTCAACGCCGCTCAACTAGCGGCGGCGGCGCAAGGCAGCGCTATCACGGGCGATATCGTCGAGCACTATCTGAGGATTTGTCCGGGCAAGAAGGGGGCGACCTTTCTTGTGGACGTCAAAAGCGCGACCGCAACCGCGCTCGCCTACCGTGAGGCAGGCGTAAAGGCGGCGGTGCTCCACGCCAAGACGCCTGGTCCTGAGCGCATCGAAATCATGCGCGCCATGCGTGGTGGCGACCTAATGCAAGTTTGCAACGTTGATATGTGGGGGGAAGGCGCTGATGTGCCAGCGCTCGAATGTGTGAGCATGGGGCGCCCCACAATGAGCCGCGGCCTCTATGAGCAGCAGTTCTGCAGATGCCTGAGGCCCTATGGCGATAAGGTGGGCGTGATCTTGGATCACGTGGGCAATGTGGGCCGGCATGGCCTGCCTGACGCGCCCCGAGTTCACACCCTGGCTGGCGGTCGGCGCAACGCAGAGCCGACCATTCGTATCACCACCTGCGGCAATCCGGAATGCATGCGCGTGCATGACGGCTATGAACCGGCATGCCCCTTCTGCGGCTGGACGCCTGAGCGGGGCGACACGAGCGGGCGGGAAGCGCCCGAGCAACTTGCGGGCGATCTCACCCTCTACACTCCCGAACTGCTCGCCCACCTGCGAGCAGAGGCCGCGCGGATCGCAGGGGGCGTGATCATTCCACCAGGCTTGCGTGGAGGTCCTGCAGCCGGCAGGCTCACAAACATGTGGCGGACGCGCAAAGACGCGCAAGCCGCGCTTCGTGAGGCCATCGACCAGTGGGCAGGCCGTTGGGTCCATGTCCATGGCGAGAGCATTCAGGCGACCTACCGTCGATTTCATCATGCTTTTGGCGTGGACACCTTGAAAGCCTTAACCCAAAGCGGGCCTGAGATGGCCGAACTCATGGAGAGAATTCAAAATGATCGAACTGGACGTACAGCACCTGATTCAAATCGAAGCGGCGAAAATCGGAATGATATTGCTGCGGAATAATAGTGGCTGTCTGCGTGACGTCACTGGGCGTGAGGTGCGCTTTGGTCTGGGAAACGACAGCAAGCGCGTAAACGAGGTTCGCAAGTCGAGTGATCTTATCGGCTGGCGCCACGGGAGATTTTGCGCCGTCGAGTGCAAAGCGCCTGGTTGGCGTTATCGCGCTAAGGGGCGTGAGGTCGCGCAACTCAATTTTATCAACGCCGTTCTACGGGATGGCGGCTTTGCCTGCTTTGCAACTTCCTGGCAAGATGTCTACGAGGCGTTGAAGGAAAATTGCGGCGGCATGTTAGACTAAGGGAGTATGTACAATCGTCCTTCATACGCTTATATCTAAGTCATCGAAACAACACAGACGGGAGACTTAGAAATGACCGCCACCGTAAAGCAGCTCAAAGAATTGGCCAAAGCTCGCGGCCTTAAGGGATACAGCAAAATGAAGAAAGCTCAACTCGTTAAGCTTCTCCGCACTCCAGCCGAGAATATTGGCCGCGACAACGCCCTTGA